TCGGCAATAATAAACAAAGCAGTAAATCAGCTTGAAGGTAAAGTAAAAAAAGAAGAAGAATTATCTAAAGAAAAAGTTAAAGAGGAAGAAAATATTCAAAAAACAAAAGAAAAAATAAATTCTTATCAAGAACAAATAAAAAAAATTAGAGATAAAGGTGTTTTGTCAAATGATGATGTTTTATTAATACAGTCGCTAGAAGATAAAATTACAGGAGAACAAATTTCTAATGATACAGAACTAACAAATATTTTTTATGATCCAGAAGCTGAAACTGAAATAGGTCAACCAAAGCCTATAAAACTTAATGCAGAGGAACAAAGAAAATCAGATATACTTGAAAAATTAAACCTTTTTAATGCAGATGGAAATTTTCTCAAAACTTTACCAATTACACAACAAAAAGTTATACAAAAATATTTTTATGATTTAAAAAAGGGTAATATTCCTCAGTATGGAAATGTTGAGTCTATTTTGAAATCACATGAAATCGCAACCAGAATGGCTGCTGATTTTTCAGAAAAAATAAAACTTTCAAGCAGTGGTAATAATCAAGGCTTGGCTATAGATTTGTTAGCCGCTACAAATAATTTGGCACAAAATATATACGCAGGTAAGTTTATACCTGGCGGTTTAGATGTGTTAACAGCTGATGTTTTAATGCAAATGATTGTGAAAGACAATGTAAAAGGAAAACCATTTTATGATTTGGTTCAAGAATCTTTGAGATCAACAGCAGAAGGTCAAAATAAACCTCTTATAAAAGCAGCACAGGAGCGTTTATTATTTGAACAAGAAGTTTTAAATTATAATAAATTATTGTTTAAAAATGCTGCTGCAAAGGGAGAAGACGTTACTAAAATAAAAGCAGCAGACAAAAATCCTAATAGTTTAGTTAATAGTTATGAGCAATTTATTTTAGCTTCTTTACTAAGAAAAACAGGAAAAATAGACCCAAAGACAGGTTTAGATACTGAGTTTATTAGAATTAAAAGTTTAATTCTTCAAGAAAGAAATAGAGCAAAACAAGAATATGAAGACAAAAAAGAACAAGATTATAAAGATAAGTATGATATATGGAATAGTTTAATTAAAAAACTAGATATAGAAAACGCAAAAAATTACAAAGACATTTCAAGCAAGGCTTTTTCTTTTAATGTAAATGCAGTTGAAAGAATGAGATCAATGTTTGAAGAAAATTATGAAGGATCTGTGTCTAGAATTAGAGATCATGAAAATGGAGATAAAACATTTTTTAAAAAAGGAAGCTACATACCTTTATTTATGAGGGGAACAGATTCTTCAAAAATTAGTGATTTTTTTGGAGAAAACTCACAAAGCTTAAATTCAAGCTCATTAAAAGACAATACAGGCGTAAATTTATTAGATGAAAACATGAGACTAAGTCCTGGAAATTTTTTTAATAGTGTTTATGCAGCAAACAGAGGGGTGAACATGGAAATAACTGCATTTAAGAACTGGCAAACATTAGGTAATCTTTTAGACAGCAAAGTTTTTAATAATTTATTTGAACAGAGTAATCAAAAAGATAGGTTGTTTAATGCGCTAAAGAAAAGAAAACAATTCTTCTACGATGATGTAAGAAGAACAAACATGAAAGATATAGACATTACTAGTCCAAAAGGAGGTGGAATGAAATTGTTAAGCGACGTTGCAAACGCTGCTTACGGTAGTATTAGTGTAGTTGCTTTAGGTAGATTTGACCAGGGTTTTAGTCAGTATAGTAGTGCTGTCACCGGTTCAATGCCTTTATTCAGAAATAAAATAGCTAAAGAATATGTTCAACAAAAAAACATTTTATATACGACTTTTACAAATAGCTTGACTAATAAAACTTCTACTGATGGTGATATTAAAAAAAGAATACAAGGGTTGTTAGGAAGTAAAGATTTACAAAATTTATATTCAAAGTCAAGAACAGGTTTTAGAAATTCAATATTATCGGAGCTTGCTATAGATCAAAATCAATCATTACCTGCTGATTATTATGCAGGTGCTTTTAGATTAGACAAGGATAACCCTGATTATAAAAGTTTGTTTTCAGATACAGCAAGATATACTTTTGATCAAGTTATAAATCTTTTAAACACATCTAATAATTTGTCTTTAAATTTTTGGCTTGCAAATGGTGATAAGCTTGCGGCAAACAATGTGTTTGAGGCTCACTATTTAGATTATAAAGTTTCTAAAGGAGAAAAATTACCTAAGGATATGAAATTATGGTGGGCTGAACAAAATAAAAATCCTGATCTTGAAGCAGTGAGACACGCTGATTACAATATTGCATTGGTCATGAGACAAACAGATGCTGTGAGTGAGGCTGCTTTGTATCAACAAAATGTAAGTGAAGGAAAAAAAACAGCTATTAGAGCTGCTATTCCTTTTCAAAAGTTTATATTAAATGTTAAAGCAGATATTACAAATCAAATTTCTGTAATTTTAGATCCAACCATCCCAGAAGAACAAAAAGATTTTGCTAAAAAAAGATTGCAAGGTAGAGTTAGAGAGATAATGTCTTTTAATATTATAAAACAAACAGGAATGGCTTTAAGGGTAGCTGGTTTTGGTGGAACTTTAGCATTAGCGTTGGGTGTAGATATGGATGATATAGAAAAACTTGGGGGGCAAAATAAATTAATAGCCCAAGATTGGTTGCCTGTAATATCTGGCAATGAACAGTTTGATTTTAGTAAAACTTCTAAACAAAATGCTGAAAGTATAGAAGATTATAATATAGCCGTGGAAAACTACAAAGTTCTTTATTCACATGCTGAAGCAATGAATAAATTTAGCATGACGTATGAAAATAAATACATTGCTAGACAAAAATATGGATCAACGGAAAGTGTTTTAAAAGATTTAATTGGTACAATGAATCCTTTGCCTAGAGTCAGTTTTGCAGAAGACGCATTGATTTTGTTGGCTAATGAAAAATTTGGTACAGATATAAGTGAATTTATTTCAAGTGATATTGATAAAACACAAACCATAGATGGTTTTATAGACGCTGCGTTTGATAATCTTGGTATGCTTAGTATTGGTGTGGAGCAGGCTCGAAGTATAATGGCAGCAAAAGAGTTATATAGTGATGGTTCATATAGTAAATACGCAGGTGCTTTTGGAACTCAGACAAGTTATTTAACGGCTAAAACTCCACAAATGAGAAAGGCTGTAAATGAAGCTGTTCACCAGTTATTTAAGTTAAGATTGCTGGCTTTAACTATGCCTGGATCACCAAGAGCTGAGCTAGACAAAATTGCTGATGGATTAGAAAGAACTATTGAACAAAGATTTACACAATCTAATCCAGATCCAAATTATATGTTATTATTAGAAGGTGGTCCATTAAATAAAGAAGACTATGAAAGATCTACCTTAAATCAAATGAAAAAAGCTAGAGAATAGTTTCTTTTATTATTCTAATCACTTCTAAGCAGTCTTTCTGGTTTCTTGGCATAAGTAACACTGGATTTATACTATTAAGCGTTAGATGGCGTTTAAACAGCTTCCATACCATTGGAAACCTTTCGTTTGGATTACCTTTACATTCAATTATAAATCTAGGAGGGTCTTGTACATCTACAAAGTCAGGAGTATATGTTATGGGCAATATTTTTTTAAAGCCTTTATCGTGTAGGTATTTTTTCTTTGGGGTTTTTTCGTAAGAAGAAAAAGGCAACTCAAATCCGTCAATGATTGTGAACTTGTGTGATTCGTATCCAGCTTTTATTTTGTGAGCCTTCAAAAGTAAATACATGTGAGACTCCAGCTTTGATTGAAATTGTATTCCATCAATCTTAGTTTTCTTGTGTCTTGTAATTTGCCTGTTCTTTTTTTTATATCTATTCATCTACGTCCTCTAAATATAAGTAAAATGCACTAGATATTGAAGGTAATTTCCATAAAGCTTCAGTTATGTTCTTGGCATATATATTTAAATTTGCGTATTTCTTTTTTAAAACACCTTTATTTATTTCTTCTGATAATACAGGGACATACTTTTTAATATCATTTATACCTGCCCAATATAAAACACTATTTACATTTTGTTCTATTTCTTCTTTTTCCATCAAATACTCTACAGCCATTTTATTATCTACGTTCAAGTCTTTTGAAATTAAATAAACATGATTGTCTTGGTAGGTTAAGACTTCCACATTTCCATCATCAAAAACATATATATAAACAAAAGAGTCTTTTAAAATTTGTTTAATATCAATATTTTTAATTATACTTCTTATCAGTCCTAATTCTTTTTTTTCAGGATCTTTGTTGATGAATATTTTGTTTCTATAGTTCACAACATAAATTTATTAAAAAACCCCCAAAAAATTTGAGGGTTCTTAGGGATGAAAACTAAAACAGTGATATTTGAATATATCGTTACAAATATAATAATTTTATTCTTCATATGGGTTCTCATCAAAACCATATTCATAATTAATTGTTAACACTGCAAAGTGTAGTTTCCATGTGTACCAATTCTCTTTTTCAGTAGGGTCATAATATTCAAAACCAACGATAAGACCTTCATGTGGCCATCTGAAAACGAAAGAAACCATTGTCCATTCCATACTAAAAAAGATGTGTTAACCTAGCCACTTGTCCGTGTTCTGGATGATGTAAGAACCCTTCTATTGCTTTAGGTGCATGTTGATAACCATTTCTATGGTGCCAAGAGTCTGCCGAGCTTGGACTTCTTAATGATTCTACTGTAACACCGGCAAAATCTTTAGAATTTTTATGGTGAACATGATGAGTATAAACGTATCTGTGTTTACATTTTGACCAGTTATTTTTAGATTCAACAGCCATAAGTAAAGGAAGATCTCCTGTTTTTGCGCCGTCACCATGAGTTGTTCCTATTAGATTATTTCCGTAAGCATAATATTTTCTATGAGATATACTTACATCAAAACTAACTTGTGTTGATTTTCTAAACCAACTTCTTATTACGTCAGCTAAAAAGAATCCGTTAGTATAATCATGGTTTGAAGGATTATAAGTTACATGGAGATCCGCTACAGACATTAACATTTCTATAACTTCTATATAAAGTTTTTTAGCTTTTAAAAAGTTATCGTACCACATTCCGTCTGTATCTTGTGGAGTTCCTGAAGTTGTTTGTCTTTTAGGAGTGTCAATGTGTAGTATGTCATTACCAATAATTAAAAGAACCTTGTCTATAGTATATCCAGAAGACTTATCTAATATACCCTGGACACCCTCTTTAACTCTTTTAACAGCTATTTCCGTATTGTAATCCTCTCCTGTTTCAAATGAATCACTAAGTTTACCTATGTGAACATCGGCAGGGTCTATAACTAATAAATGTGCATTTTTAGATTTTTTTCTAACTATTTTAGGATAATTTGGAGAGTGTTTATCCATCATATCCATAATATCTTGTGAAATATCATGATAAGATATTGTTTCAGGTCTTACCTGTACAGAATATTCTTTTGTTTTATCCCAATACTGACGTACATTTTCAAAATTAATTCCTCTTTCTTCACAGTATTTGTATACTCCGAAATGCCTTATCTTGTTTAACTCTAGTTGCTGAACTCCAGAAAGCCAAGTTCTAAACTTGGTTCTTCCTTTTTCTGCTGGTCTTGGTGGTATACCTAAAGCTTCTGATTCGCTTTTATTAATCCAAATTCTTTTTTTACCGCTCATGTTTCCATACGTTTTTTAATTTCTTTTAAATCATATATAAGAGAGTTGATTGTGCCTTTACATTCTTCGAAGTCGCCGTCAGAGATTTCTTCAAAAGCATCGTTTAGTTTATCATGCATTTGGTTGAAGGTCCTTATAAGATATTTCTCTCTGTATTCTAAAGGCATTTTATTTATCTATTATCATAGATACTTTTTTAGGTTTGGTCTGAAATATTCTGATCCTTTCATTATTTTTCCATCATGTCTTTTTAAAACTTTTCCGTTTTCTAATTTGCTCATATTCGATTTATGAACTTCAAAAAACATATCTAAAAATTGTTTATCAATACCATGTTGAACTATAAACCCAGATAATACATAGAACATGTCTATAATACTATCACAGATTTCTACTAGGTCTTTATTTTCACAAGCCTCTAAGTATTCGTCTAATTCTTCTTTAAGTAAATTGTATTTTAAATTATATTGCTCTTTTTCAATTAAGCAAGGAGTCTTTGATATTGGTAGCCCAAAAGAACTATTAAATTCTTTGATTGATTTAATAATTGATTCTTCGTTGTTAAAAGTAGCCATTTCCAATTATTTACATGGAAATGTAGTGATTTTTTTGTTGATAATCAAGATTTCATTAAAAGTTTTTCTTAAATCCTCAATATTTACGTAAGAAGCTGTTGATTTATGAAGCAAATGAACTAGCTGGTGTATTAAGCCTTCGTCAGAAAGAATCTCTCTTGTAGGTAGATTTTTAATCCAACAAACGTAACAAGCAAAATGTAAAGCTTTTTGTGCATTTTCTATAAATGTTTTGTTGTCCATGATTGTGAACAGATCGTATTGTTTTTTTAATCCTTTAGTGTCAAGCAGGAACGTTTTGTTTTTGATCTTGTATTCTTGTTGCCAATTCGATATAAAGCTCTCTTGCTTTTTCTTGTAGTTTTTTTTGATCATTTTTTACGTTATATAGTTCTTTACCTTTTTTCTTTCTCCCTTTAAAATTAATTTCTATTGTCAAGTGTGTTTGATTCTGTATTACAGGATAAATTGTAATTCCATTGTCAATACAAATTTTTATTGCTTCGTGTATTTCCATTAGATTTCTAATTTATTAATTGTTTCAAAGTCTATGTCAAGCATTTGCTTTGTTTTAAACTTATTGTTTTCGTCAATCCAACAACTGTTATCCCATATAGGTATACCTTCTTTTAAAGTAGTATATCTACCGTTATTTACATCCCAACAATATGTTGTATATGCTTGATTTTCTCCAAGATTTGAAAATTTTACTTTTAAAACCTTGACTTTTACAGTTCCTTCTTCATAATCTCTATGTACAAGTATACCATGAGGACTCATGTCGTAAAATTCTCCACCACCTTTTACACTATAAAATGTAGGTTCCATTAATTTACCGTTATCGCTTTGTGGTTTTGTTGGATGAGCAACTAATATGCATATTACGTCATTCTTTTTACAAAAGTTATCTATTTTGTTTAAGTAAATGTTTGTGTAGTCGTTTATTGACGCATTCAAATTGTCTTTATCTCTCACTTTATTGTATGGGTCAATAACTAAACATCTAATACCCATTCTTTTTACAAGTTCTTCTCCCTTTTTTAAAACTTTATCAAGATCAAATCCATCTTCATAATCTATAAAGAAAAAGTTTTTATTTACATGCTCCAAACACCTCTGCCATTTATAACTT